CAGTTAGATATGCAACTAGTCAATGAAGCTAGATTAAAACTAGTGATAGATGACTGGTATATTGCCAATGCAAAATATTTTAATGTATACTCTTATACTAACTTAATTTTAACTGCATTAGAAAATAAAGAAAATATTGATATATCTCACATAGTTGACCTGCACGAACAAGGATACATTAACTACTGTATAGAAAAACAATATAATATTGAAATTCCAGTATATGACTACCGCAATTGGTTTCAATCTACTGAACAAATACAACAAGCAATTATTGAAATAAATGAAAAAGACCTTATTAGCAATTAGTGATGGCAACGGAGTCGATAACGACTTTAAAAAATGGCCAACGTTGTTACAGTTAATGACGTTAGATTCATTGCAGGTTAAAAATAAATCTGTAATTGGTGCTAGTAACGAGTTGATATTAATGCAGGTTGCAGAATCGATCGAAGCTGAAAATATCGACTGTGCAATTATCCAATGGACTATACCTACACGAATTGATTTAGTGGCTGATGAATTTTGGAAAGAACAAGCCAGCATCGATCCTGTGTATCATTTTAATATTGTACAATCTAATAATCAAGATTGGTGGGTTACTAGTTCTAGCAACAATCAATATATAAAAGAATATCATAATAGATACATTAAAGAATGGCAATCAATACAGCGTAGTCAATCATATATGTTAGCTGCCGCAGCATTGTTAAAAAATAAAAACATATCTTTTATTTTTACCTTAGCATACGAATTTAAGTTTAACGGTCCGATGGCCGGCGCTGTTGAAGATTTACCTTGGATAGAACAAGATTTAAGTAGCTTTAGGTTAATTAGCACATACAAAGACCTTGACCAAGGATTAGCACAACCGCATTCCGCTGTACAACTCGAATGGTTAGATACCATAGTCAAACCTAACTGTGATTTCATTGACTATGATACTAAAAGGTATTATAATATACAAAAGCACCTGACAAAATAAATGACGAGACTACATGACATTTAAAATAAAAAATCTTACAGTTAAAAACTTTATGAGCGTTGGTAATGCAACGCAAGCAGTAGACTTTGATCGCAATGACCTTACCTTAGTATTAGGTGTTAACGTTGACCTAGGTGGTGACGACAGTGGTGCACGTAACGGCACTGGTAAAACAACTATCATCAATGCCTTAAGCTACAGTCTGTTCGGACAAGCATTAACCAATATCAAACGTGATAACTTAATTAACAAAACTAACGGTAAGAACATGTTGGTTACTGTTGAGTTTGAGCATAACGGACAAGACTATAAGATTGAACGTGGACGTAAGCCTAACATAATGAAGTTTTATGTAGGCGATGAAGAAAAAGAAATTACAGACGAAAGTCAAGGCGATAGTAGAGAAACACAAGCTGAGATTGAACGCTTGTTAAGTATGTCGCATAATATGTTTAAGCACATTGTTGCGCTTAATACCTACACCGAACCATTCCTTAGTCTTAAAGCCAACGATCAACGTGAAATAATCGAACAGTTACTTGGCATCACTGTATTAAGTGAAAAGGCAGAAAAACTTAAAGAGTTGGGTCGTACCACTAAGGATGCAATACAGCAAGAAGAGTTCAATATTAAAGCCATAAACGACGCAAATGGTCGTATTCAAGAGCAAATTGACAGCCTAAAACGTCGACAAACTATGTGGACTACCAAGCATGCAGATGACACAGTAAAACTACAAAATGCCCTTACAGAACTACGTAAAATTGACATTGAACAAGAGCTAGCGGCACATACTGCGCTTACTGCTTACAACCAACAGCGTAAAGACTTAGACGATTTAACTAAGGCTATTTTACGTAGCGAAGCAGATATTGCCCGTGAACAAAAGACCATAGACAAAGTTACTAAAGAAATTGCTGATCTTGAAGCACATACTTGTTATGCCTGCGGACAACATTTTCACGATAGCAAACACGAAGAAGTGTTAGCGGCTAAACGTACATCACTCGAAACTGCTACAAATCAATATTTGTCAGATGAAACGCAGTTAGCTGCATTAACTGCGGCTAAAGTAGAGATTGGTCCGCTAGGTGTTCAGCCTCGAGTATATTACGATAAAGAAGCAGATGCATTTCATCACAAGGGTTCTATTACTAGTTTAGAAACACAGTTAGCCGCTAAGGCTACAGAAGTTGATCCATATGCTGAACAAATTGAAGAAATGACGCAGACTGCCCTAGTAGAAACTGATTTTACTACTATGAATGATCTAGTTAAGTTAAAAGAACATCAGGATTTCTTGTTAAAACTATTAACTAACAAAGATAGCTTTATCCGTAAACGTATCATTGATCAAAACTTGTCGCATTTGAATGCACGCCTAAGTCAATACTTGGATCGCATTGGATTACCGCATACAGTAACGTTCTTAAATGATTTAAGTGTTGAGATTACAGAACTTGGACGTGAGTTAGACTTTGATAACTTGTCACGTGGTGAACGTAATCGCTTGATATTAAGTTTATCGTGGGCGTTCCGTGATGTTTGGGAAAGTTTATACAATCCGATTAACTTATTATTCATCGACGAGCTTATTGACAGCGGTATGGATAGTAGTGGAGTTGAAAGCTCATTGGGCATACTTAAAAAAATGTCGCGTGAGCACGAGAAAAGTATTTGGCTTGTTTCGCATAAAGATGAACTTGCGGGTCGAGTTAACAATATTATGACTGTAACCAAAGAAAATGGGTTTACATCATATAGTACAGACGTAGAAGTAATTTAATTTTACCATCCATTATAGGGTGGTTAAATACACATAACAACAAGGAGAAGTAAACATGTCAATTCATGAAGATATTTTAGCAGCAGTAGAATTATACGTTTCAGAATCAGAAAAATTCGAAGTTAAAGGTGTTAAAGCTGCAGCGGCACGTGCTCGCGGTGCATTAGGTGACTTGGCTAAATTGGCCAAAGCTCGTCGTGCAGAAATCCAAGAGAAGAAAAATGCAGCGGCTGCAAAATAAATAACGTATGACATACGAATATCCTTGGACGTACAATGGTGTAATATTTGACTCTGAGGATATTGGTGCATACTACGGTTTCATTTATAGAATAACCAACCTTACTAACGGCTACGATTATGTGGGCCGCAAGTACTTCAAAACTATTAAAAAAAGACCGCCATTAAAAGGCAAGAAGAACAAACGTCTAGAAACAATCGAAACTGATTGGAAGGACTATTGGGGTTCGTCAAGTCGATTAGTAGCAGATATACTAGAATTAGGTAAAGAACAGTTTACTCGCGAAATTATACATTTGTGTAGGAGTCGCGGTGAAACAAATTACATGGAAGCGTACTATCAATTTACAGAAGGTGTACTGTTGAAGGAAAATAACTACAATGGTATCATACAAATTAAATTAGGCAAGGGTTCCGTAAAAGATTTAAAAATTAATAAAACCGGTTGACCAACAACACTAAACGTATTACAATAAACACATAGCTCCTAGACACCAAGTCACTCTCACAGAAACAAATTCCAACTCAGCAGTAAATGTAGTAAATGTTTTAACCGCAGGTGGAACAAGTGATAAATAACTGTATGAACTATACCGAATTAATCACCGAAGAAATACGTAGTAAATTTAAACCCACTTGGCTTTATATTAAGCAACACAATGATACAGGATTACAGTATTTTGGTAAGACTATTGTAGCAGATCCATTTAAATATAAAGGATCAGGCACTAGATGGTTATATCATTTAAACTTACATCATAATAATGTAACCACAGTCTGGTGTAAGTTATTCACAGATGTTGATCAATTAGTAGCATACGCTATTGATTTTTCGCTTAATAATAATATTGTAGAATCAGATAAGTGGGCAAATTTAATTATTGAAAATGGATTAGATGGAGGAACAACACCATCCGACTGTACTAAAGAAAAAATGAGATTAGCGAATACTGGTAGAAAATATTCAGAAGAAACAAAACAAAAAATTAGAGCCACAAAGGCAAATTATGTAATAACAGAAGAGACTAGAAAAAAAATGTCACTTGCCCAAAAAGGCAGAATAGTTTCAGAAGAAACAAAACAAAAATTAAAAAGAACTAATACCGGCAAAAAACACCACATTAGTTCAATCGAAAAGATGAAGGTTAGTAGAAGTGAAGTTGTTTATAAATCGGTTGTTTGCCCGCATTGTGGTAAAGAAGGCGCAATAAACAATATGCCTAGATATCATTTTGATAAATGTAAGGCTAAGAAATAAAACAGACACTGATGAGGATTTTATATCCTTGCTGTATGAGGAGATTTCGGTCGCGTAATGGCCCCGAATGGAACCGTTAGACTAGACTAACGACGCAGCGTCAAAAAAAACATATTGTGCTATAAAAAGCGAATCAACAATATAAAAATTAGGTGTAAAAACCGAATGATTTGGGCACTGTGAAAAAGATACAACCCATATGATGACATAGTTTGGCTAACTACGGATTATGCATCAACCGTCGCAAGAAGCAAGAGTAGGGAGTACAGGGCGACCGCTTCCGTGTAAATGAATATAATCTCTTTTAGTTAGTATGATGAAGCACTCGGATGAAGTCGCTCTGTTTTACTTTGCCTGTAATGGGTGAAGTATGACTATAATCTGGATGAAGCAGTTCTAAAGTCAAAAGCATTACAGTACATATCAAAGTAAATTAGATTAATTAGATTAGAAGAAAAAGCATTGAGCGATAGCGATAATGCAGATGTCGTTAGACATCTTTTAAGTATATTAAAGTTTTTGCTGTTATAATGACTTTGATAGGTGTATATTATAGTCAATAAAAAAGCACAATAAATGTGCTTTAATATTAAAAAAACGGGAG